CCCGCCAATAAAACCGACAAGGTCATTATCCTTTCGTGCGTCTGAGATATACCCGCGCAATTCATCGGCACGGTCAAATAAGTATTCGTTAATATCAATATTGCTATAACCGTATTTGGGGGCAGATAACCCCATTTTCATTCTTGAATACTTATAGGCATTTATAAATGCAGGGGAAAATTCGTTTACAAGATCAATCGTATATCCGTTTAACTCAAAGCCTAAATCAAGAAAACCACTTCCCGAAAAGAATGAAAATATCTTCAAGTTCATTTTATTGCCCCGCTTTCATCAGCCGTTATTTCAACAATATCGTCAAGCGCGCAATTCAGCGTTGTACATATCTTTGCCAGTGTTTCCATAGAAACGGGTTCGTCCCTGCCCATTTTGGCAAGCATATTTGTGCTGATACCCGCTTGCTTTCGCATTTCTGTTTTCGTTATTTTGCGGTCAATCAACATTTTCCATAGCTTGTTATAGCTGTATGTCATAAAAAGACAGCCCCCTTGTACGATATACGAATATATAGTATAGCACAAAAGGGCTGAAAAATCAATATTATATTGCAATTTTAGATATTTTATTTTTGTCATTTCCTCTTGCAGTAAACCGTCAGATCGGTTTTGTACCCCTCAAAGGTATCAATGCGGGTTATCTCATAATCAACGCCGTTGTAGCGGATCATGTGCGCCGGGGTTATGTCCGTGCGGTATCCGATTTGAAACAGCACATCTTCCTTGTAATTGACGGTTGCGGCGGCGAACACCTCTTTGCCGGATAAATGCCGGAAGTATGCCCACACCGTTGCCACGGTTTCAATGGTGGTCGTTGTAAAGCCCATTTTTTCACCTCCATATATAGGTATAAACACGGTGAAAATTGCATTGTTTTATGCAATTTGCGAAGAAATTTTTTAAATCAGAACTGTCAACTTTACTGTCACACCCTGAAAATCCGGTAAATAAGCCACTTGTCAATGCTACCTCCACCAACAGCCGTTTCTTATGCAGAGACGGCTGTTTTGTGTTGTATTATCGGTCTGTTATGGTGATTTTCAAAATATTTGAATTAATTTTGAATAAAAAGCGAAAATTGTGTTGACAAACCCGAAAATATGGTATATAATAATCAAGCTGTTGTTGTTAAACAACATTTCGAGGTGTAGCTCAGTTTGGTAGAGTGCTTGGTTTGGGACCAAGATGCCGCAGGTTCAAGTCCTGTCACCTCGACCATAGAAAAAACCGCATTAGAAAGCCATTTTTAAGCTTTTTAGTGCGGTTATTTTTTTGCTTTTTATCTGCTAAAATACGCTAAAATACAAGAAAAACGGTTAAAAATGTTAGGCAAATGCAAGGCAGAAAAAGTTGTGATATTCACCTCACCTTTAATTTGCAAACTGTATCCGTGAGCTTGAAAGGATTGCAACAGAAGAAAATAATAAATAATAACAAATCCCCCTCACCCACTTTTTACAGCGGATGAGGGGGATTTTTTGCAATTATGTGTGTTTGAATTTTAAATCAGCCAAGTGCCTTTTTAGCGTTGGCAATTTTCTTATCTTTAGCCCAATTGCAATCATTGATAAGATGATAGATAGCATTGATTGTCTTTTCGCCGACAATGCCATCAACTGTAACCTTACCTGCTTTCTGTGCCTCTTTGACCGCCTTCAAAGTGGCAGTACCGAAACCGTTTGAATTGTCAACCTTAGTCTTGATGATGCCCATATTATATAAAGTAATCAGTTGCTTTTTAAAAGCAAGCGTTGCAAGATTTTTTGAACCGTATTTAATCATTTCCTCATTCTCCTTATTTGATGTTTTACCGCCGAGCTGTGCGGTTACTTCGTCTGCAAGATTGCCGAGCCTGTTATAGAGCCAGTCGCCCGGGCAAGATTTATTCGCAAACCACCTGTGTACAGTCAAGACCATTTCGCCTGATTTTGGCGAATAGTTTAAAGTCTTGTCCTCGTTGCCGAACCAAAGCAGTTTAGTCTTGCCATTACGCTTGCAGATGTCAACGCAGAGTGCAACGAGTTTGTTATACACCTTGCTGTTCATGGTGTACGGAGCTACCGTGTCGCTTGCACATTCGATTGTGACTGCCCTCTGGTCATTTGCATTTGATGAACTACACCAAGAGCGGTTTCCTTCATCAACACAAAGTAACACTCTGCCGTCATAGCCGATTCCGTAGTTACAGCTTGCCTCACAGGCTGTATTTACAAAGATATTGCCGAGAGTTTCGACACTGCACTGACCTACTACGCAATGTGGAGTAATGCGGTCGATACTGTGTGTACGCTTTCCGCTGTGGTTTGGGCTTAATTTTGTGTAATTAACAAGTTTTGAATTACTCATAATTTAATTATTCCTCGCTTTCGTCTGTTTTGTTATATTTATAAGCTGACAAGCCGAGCAGAGCGCCTAAGAAGGTGTCAACGGCTGTGATAGTGCCTACAATCTGTTCGCCGTATGGCAAGCCCCAAATGCCTGCTACGGCAAAGTAAAGTGTACCGATTGCAGGCAGTACGATAAGAGCAATGTATTTAAGTACATCATAGATTTTGTTTGTCATTTTCATTATTATCATCCTTTCAATTTAAATCTTCCGCCGAATGTGCCGACTGGTTGAGGTACTTATCAATCTTATTGATAGCCTCGGTAACTCTGCCGTTACAACCCTGCTGTTTCAGACCATCAAGACACGCACGGAGTGCATACATTGTCAAGGTCTGCTCGCCTTTGATTTTTTTGATTTCAGCGTTCTGCTTTTTGTTGTTTTCGATAAATTTAAAAACACCAAATACAACACCGCCAATTAAGGCTAACGCAGATATGATTTCGGCAAGCTGTACAATATCAATCTTCATTGTTTACACCTCGCTTTCGACAGGCTCATCAACGGTCGGTTCTGCTCCCCCATACTGCCATAACGGCATTGAAGTATTCGTCTGACAGCACCGTTTTGAGCTGTTCTCTGCCGGATTCGTCGTTCATATATGCATTGCGGATGTTTCCGCCGACCTGCATTTCTTCACCGTTAAAGGTCAAAAACTGCTGTCTGAGTACCGATACGCTGTCCTTTGTGAGCATATCAAGTGTGATTTTTTCTTTTAGTTCCATTTTTAAATTCTCCTTTATTTAATTTTGTACAAGCAAATCACATTAATTTGCTCGCCGTCTGCAAATGCGTAAGCCGTCTTATCCTGTGACTGAAACTGCAACCAAGTGTTATTTTTAGGTACTGTAAATTTAAAAATCTTGCCGAGGTTTGAAATGCCGACACAAAAAACATCATCCACAGCAATGCACTTGTACGGTAAATCAATCAACGGATATGAACTGTTTGCTCCAATTGTAACAGCATTCATTTTGACGGTCGCACTGACGATTACGATGTCACCAATCGTCTTATATGTACAGCTTGCACTTTTGATTTTATCGGTAATAGTTGAATAAGGTGTGAGCTTTGATGTACCGCTTTCAATATTCGATGAATCGTACTTAGCTGCAAGAAGCGAATCAACCTCTGATGCAGAGTAAGACTTAGTCGGTGTGTTGCCAGACTTAGCAGTGGGTACATACATCAAGCGACCGCCGAAACCTCGATAACGACCACTGACACCGTAAGTACAATGCCAACAGAAAACACCTGAGTTATTGCCAGTACCCCAAGAATCGCCCAATAAAGTAGCACGATAACCGTTCAAATTTTGTGTAGCATAGAGAAAATCACCAACAGGAAGTGCATTTGTACCACCGATTTCTGACGGCATCAGCAACCAATCATAATTCTCACCGCCATAACCCATTGCGTTAATAAAGCCACTTGAATTTGCAAGGGTAAAACCGACAGGTTCATAATTATCGGAATGTTTTGCGTCATTGAATGTGAAGTTATTCGCAACATAGGGCTGACCACCACACATTGAACCGTCACCCCAAATGTTGATACCCTGAATATGCTTCCGAACATTACCCCAAGGATTTTCCATTCCTCTATATGACACTGAAACTTTTCCGTTTGCTGTTTCAGTAGTCTGAATACCGCCTTTTTCGTTGATGGTTTCAGTTGCCATTCCTGTGCCATTACCAATGTCAGCGGTTGAGCCTGTCAGACTGGAACAGTTGTATGACGCATTATCGGGGATATTCACAACACCCTGACCTATGTCTGTCTGCGAGTTCATCAGTCCAATTTCAATCATCATCAAAAGTTGATTCGCACTTGTAGCCTTGATTGTTTCGAGGTGCCAGCCTGTACCTCTGTTCTGTGCCATTGATTCAAAAACTGACCTAGTTCCAAGTCCCTGTCTTAATCCGCTGATAGGTTTCTTACCTGCAACTGAGCAGAGCAGGTCACCGTCCTCGTAAGTGATAGATTCATCAACATTATCATTCACATAGGCTTTAGCGGAAACATCATACATACTGCCCTCATCGGCAGAATAAAGGATATATCCGACCTCGTTGCCGTTTTCGTCATAGAACGCAGGGTGCAGTTTAAAACCTGTTTTTGGCTTTGAACTCACATAGTAGTTCGCTTTCCGTAGATGAAAGCCGATGCCTGAATCGGTGTTTTTTTCTAATTTGAGTGGAACAACTTTATAATAGTATTTAGGCTGAAAAACCATAACCTGACCGTTGGAGCCGTCTTCCGTATAGCCTTCATCTCCGTAGTATGCTGTGATTGTTCCGTCGTCCGAAACGTTACAGCGTTTGCGTCCGCCGTACATTGCGAACTTATCAAAGTCTGCTCCCTGCGAAAGATTGACCGCTCCTGCGAGACGCTTGAATGTCTTGTTCTCAAAATCCACCTGCAATCCAAGGATATCACTGTCTGTGTATCCGATATATGCCTTGACATCGTCAACATCTGCCTTGTCTGCTTTGTTTACGAGCGAATTATCGGTTTCAGTCTTATCGGCTTTTGTAAGAAGAGAATTGTAAACCGTACCGCTTGTGAGATAGCACGGGCTATTATTTTTGGGTTCACTGTCAAACGGCATTGAATTGAGCTTTTGGGCAAGTTTTTGATCTGTTCTTTCCTTCGTATATGCGTCCATAATGCCATATCCTGCGAGTGTAGTTGACTTATCGGCTTTTTTCGCAAGATTTTTGTCAACCGTATCAAGCCTTGCTCCGAGCGAACTCTGACTGCCCCTTGCCGTGGTTATTTCGGTTTCAAGTGCAATTGCCCCGTCTGTTGCCTGTTCAATCCCCTCGTCCATATGGTTGAGGTTGTCGGCGGTCAGTGGAGTTGCTGTTGAGGGAGTATTTTCCCAGTTCATTCGTGTGTATTTGTTCAATTTCTATTCTCCTTTCGCTGTGATTTTGTCTGTGAGTGCCTGTATGCCCGTAAGCTCTCTCGATAACACATATGATGTCACGGTTGCGGTTTGCGGAGTGCCGTCAGCGTTATAGGCATAGTTGCCGTCAGCGTCGGTTACATAATATTTAATCTGTATCATATCGCCCGGTTCAACCCACAGTCTGCCGTCAAGGGTTGCCTCGATAGGCTTATAAATTTTATGGTGTATTCGCTTGCCTGTATCGCCTGAAAACAAATTTTCAAACTTATGTACCCACGCACCGCCTTCGTTATCGTTTTCCTGCCATACAAGAATGTTATCTGTCATATCATAGGTTTTACCGCCTAAAAACTTGTAGCTGCGCACCTTTGCGGTTCGTGTAGAACCTCCGATTGCAAAGTCAACAGTCCCGTATGTACCGCTTGACTTTTCATCAGCATTGAATGCCTCGTAAAAGTCATATTTTTCTGCTTTTGTTGTATCGGTTTCAAGGTTGACAAAAACAATGTTACCGCCTTTTCGGTTATCGGGTTTAACAAAAGCAAACACACCGAGCATTTCCGCTGTATAATTAAGCAATTGACCGTAATTAACCTTTTCGGAATCATCAAGCCATACTTTGTTAAAAATTTTCATATTCTTAACAGTCAGATTCTCAACCTTGTTGATAACCTCGTTAAGTAAACGGTCGGATAAAAAATGGGCATCAGGTTGACCGCATAGGTTAATAAATTTTTCAGAAACCATTGCCAACAGTGCATAGACCGAAGTGCTGTTAGAATTGTTATTCCAGAGCTTTTGCAGAGCGTTTGTGCAGTCGGTTTCATAAAGCTGTGAAATCACATCATAGGCGGTTATGCTGATTTTGTTCTGATCCGTTTTATTGACCTCGGCTTTGTCAATCATACCGTTAAAAATGCACCACGACTTTGTTGTCACGGCTTCGCCCGGATAGAGAGTGTCGCTTGGATATAATGAACTGCTCGGCAGTATCGGAGAGCCTGACGGAAAAGTTTGTGTCAGCTTAACTAAAATCCAACAGCCGACAAGTTTTGAAACATCAAAGGTTCTGTCAACGGTGTTCAGCAGTCCGATTTTAAATTCGGAAGCAATGCAACCTCCGAACTTTAACTCGTTTTTGTCACAAATCGACTGTTTAAGGCTCATACTTTCGCTTTCAATGTTGGTTTCGGTGATGACATTAAACTTGCTGTCAGATGAAAAGATTTCAAGCTTATTTGAAATAAGTTCGTTAATGATTTTCTGCTTGTGCGTACTTGAAATAGATAGCAATCTGTCACCCCCTTAATACTCAATAAAAGTGAAAGTCACGGCATTGTATATGATGTTGTTTTGGGTGATTTTCTTGACCTGATAGGTGATGTCTGGCATATAGGCGCTCATTGTGCGATATGCAAGAAGTTCATCGTCCCAATACTCGACACGGATTTTACGCTGTTGAGAGTTGTCCCACGAACTATTCAAAGCACTTCTAATCGACTGCATTTGTGCAAGGGTGAGTTCGTCAACGGTTGTAAACTCAATTCTCGACTTGTAATTTGGCGAAGTTGTTCGGTGCAGAAGATTGTTGCTGTCACGGTATGCCTTGATTTCGGTTCTCTGGAGCGGAGTGCCGTTGTAGTTATCCTTTGCGATAAGCTCGTGCGGAAACAGCTTACCGCTCTTAGGGAACCTTATTAAATAACCTTTAAAATTTGCCATATCATCATCTCCTAACCTAACGCACCGACACCGTGACGCTTTTTGACTGCGTTGTTGCGTTTTACAATGTTGTTAAAAATCACTTCGCCGTCAAGATTTACAGTAAGGTTAATGTCACCGCTGTCACCTGTTGAGCCTATCTCTGCCATAGCCTCAATAAGTGCCTGTTTGATAGTTGAAATCGGCGAAACGACCTCAGCCTCACGCTTGTTATCACCGAGTACGGCAAGAAATTCACCGTAATTTGCCGGAACAACCGTGCCTGTGGCAAGTCGGGGAACTGTAATGTTAGGCAGTCCGACATTGCCGTTTATGCCCCCTAACGCTTTATAAGCAATCTTTGCCGCTGTACTCATTCCGCCTGAAATAGCACTGCCGAGACTGTTGAACGGACTAACAAAATTGTTGATAAAGCCTTCCGTTTTGCCCAAAATCGAATTAAAAGAATTTGTAAACACATTTCCCAAGCTGTCCATACATACCATAAGGTGAAGTTTCATGGAATTAATACCATTAATCAATCCTTGCATAACATATACACCTGTTTTGTATGTTTTCTTTGACGGTGAATGACAGTCCACACCGTCTTTGCCGTTAAGAGCGTCAAGATATGTAGAGGCTGTTTCAAGACCTTTTTTTCTAACATCTCCGATATATTCCTTGACACCTGTAGACATGCCAAAAACCATATTTTTGCCTGAATCCTTGGCAGCTTGTGTAAGATTATCCAAAGACTTCCATTGAGATTTTTGAACCTGTTCGGTGCTGATAAGACCTGCATTATATGCCATAAGGACCGCAGAGGCATCACTGTAATTACCGTTTACAACTGCCTGCATTCGCGCAAGGTCTGAACTGTTAAGCTCAAGCTGTGCCGCCTTTTCACAGGTTTCATCGTAACCTAAACTTGCTTCGTCAAGTTTGCTTTTCAGTTCTTCGTATTCATCTTTCAACTTTCCGTAAGAGGTGTTTGCTTTTCGGTCAACACTCTGTAATGTCCAAAAATCAGGAACATCTAAATTGAGATTATCATAGTTCCATTTTTCCTTAAATTCATCAAGAGCCTGTTGCGCTTGTTTGTACTTAACAGCCGCATCACTTACGCTCTTGTTTGATTTAATCATCGCCTTTGAATTTTCTTCCATAAGGTCAGAAATTGCACTTGAACTTGCAACCTGCTTGTACTTCAAAATAAGTTTGTCAAGTTTTGTTATGATTTCATCGGTATTACCATTTATACGAATTTTGCCTTTATCATCTTTTGATATGTACTTATCCCAAGCTTTTTCAAATTCAGGGTACTTGTCAGAAAAATACTCGCCGATAGTTTCAAGCTCTGCCTGTTCCTCAGGCGTGAGATTAGCCTTTTGCAAGAGTTCATCAAGACGCTCTTTGTAATTGTCAATAACTCCCATATCCGTGGAAGTATTATCAAGCGATTCTTTGATTTCGTCGCATAAAGTGCTGACATCTTCTTTACACTGATTAACTGCATCAACATAACCCTGCATTTCTTCTGTTGCCTGTTTAAATCCGAGCTTTTCAAGTTCTTCGTCATTAGCAAGTTTAATAGCAGTCACAAGACCTGTCAGCGCACTTGCAACACCGCCTACAACAGCAAGGACAGGGTGCGTGCTAAAAACAGTAACCATACCGTCTATTGCGTTTTTTATCCTGTCTATGCCTTTTGCAATAGCTTGTGCAGTTTTAAAAATCACAAGAGCTGTGCCGAAACTGACTAATGCTCCTGCAAGCGCCTGCAAAGCGTCTGCACTTATTGAACCTACCATTTTACCCAAAAGCTCTAACGCTCCTGCAAGGGCTTCTACAAGTTTCGGAACTGCTTCTTCAATTGTCCATTTTGCAAGTGGGAGAAGAATATTCTTGTATGCCTGTTTCAGCTTATCTCCGCAGGCTTTGAGCAAATCCCTGAACGCCTGTCCGAGGTCGGCAACAGCTGATACAAGCGGTGACAAATCAAGACTTTCAAGCCATTCAAGGCGAATCTCTGACATATCGCTCAAAAAGCCTGTGATATCTTCAACAATGCCAAGGATTGCTTCCCAAATCTTTTTGCCCGATTCATTTTTGTCCCAAGCCTGTTTGATTTTAGTCCGCAGAGTTTTGGTGTAGTTGTTGCAGTTTTTGATAATATTCAGAATATTAGTCCAAATTCTCTCACCGGTGCCGTTATTCCAAACTTTGCGAAAATCCTCTGCAATCGTGTTTACAAGTTCAAGCAAGCTGTTCCATTTGTCGATAATGGATTGCACAACCTCGTCACCAAGTCTTGCCTTATTCCAAGCCTTTGTAAACGCTCCCGAAATATCACCGATGATATCAAAAACATTTTTCAAAAGCTGTTTGATGTTTCCGATGATCTTTTCGCCTGTACCGTTTTTCCACACTCTCTTCCACGATTCGCCGATTGAAACAAAAGCATTTTTCAGATTATTCAAGGCTCTTTTAATGCTGTCAAAAACCTTGTTTGTACGCTTTTCAATCGCTGTTGCGGCAGTATCAAGTGCGTTAACTGCGGCTTTAGAAGATTTCTTTGTGGGGCTGTTTACTGCTGTGCTGTCATCTGATGAACTGTTTTCAAGGCTCATCACATTGAGCCTGTCAAATCCTTGAAGATTGTCTTTAATTTCCTTTGTCTTTTTCGATGTTGTGGCAAGTGCAGAGTTTGCACTCTTTGTTTCATCGGTGAGGTCTGTCATTTCAGAGCTTGCGGAATTTGCGGAATTGTCGGTTGCAGATGAATAGCCGAAAACCTGTTCCGTAAAGCTTTTGAATTTTTCCGTTGCAACATCTAATTTTTCGATAAAGGAATTAAGATTTTTTAACAGCGGAGAAAACACATTGATAAGACCTTGACCGAGTGTAGCTTTCAGGCTGTCAAGTCGGAGCTGTAAAATTCTTGTCTGATTCGCCCAACTGTCCTGCGTTCGGGCAAAGTCACCCGTCGCATTGGCGAGCTGGTCTTGAACAAACTTGTAACGCAATGTTACTTTTTCGGCTTCGGTCATTTTAGCTGTGGTCTTACCGTAACCGTTTGCAAGGGCATAGCTGTCAAGCGCAGTCTGGGTCATTACGATGCCTAAATCTTTTAAAGTTTCGGTTTCGCCCGAAAATACTGATTTAAGTTTTGTATAGGCTTCGTCCTGTCTGATGTTGTAGAATGAAGCAACATCGCCTGCAAGTCCTGTCAGCGTGGTTGACATATCATAGGCTTCTTTCTCTGTAAAACCGAAAGCCTCAGCCATTGAGCCGAAAGTACCGACATACCGCTTTGCCATTGTTTCGGACAAACCAAAAGAATTAGCTGCACTTTTTGCCCACTTGTCAACCTGTTTGGTCATTGCCGGAAAAGTAACATCAACAACATTCTGCACCTCCGCAAGGTCAGAACCAAGCTCAATGCACTCTTTGCCGAAATTTGTAATTGCATAAGTGCTGAAAGCAACAGCGGCAGTCTTTGCAAAGGTCTTAAGCTGATTTTTTACCCTTTCGATTGATTTGGTAACAGTAGTATTAACCTGTGCCAAACCACCGTTAAAACCCGATGTATCAAGTTTCGTGTCAAAATTCAGATAACCGTCAACCGCCAAATTTTCACATCCTTTCATTTAAAAATGGGCATAAAAACAGCGCACACCGTTATGATGTACGCTAATAAAATTTTGCAAAAGAACAGCCACCCCTGTTTGGAGTGGCTTTTTCGTTTTATTCAATCATTGATTTTAGCTCATCCATATGCTCTGTAACACTTGCGACTTTATCAGTGCCAAGAGAATATTTAGCCAAATCTATCTCACCGTTAATCCAACGGTCATTATCAGTTGTCGGAAGATTTTCATTTTTCAGAATATAATCGCCGAGGTCATTTTCAATCTCATCGAGCTTTGCTTCTGCTTCTTCGGCAGTAAGTGTTCCGTCAACATAACTCTGCATATATTGAATGGCTTTTTTTGCTGAATTGATTGCAACATTACTGTACTTAGCCACCTCAGTTGTTACCATTTCGGAAGTTTCAGCCTTTATATCGGTGTTTGAACTGCTTTCCGCTGTTGTACCGCAGCCAACAAGCGATACTGCAAAAACTGCGGTTAATGCTAACGCTATGAGTTTTTTCATCATTCATCCTCCTAAATGTTAAAACAATATAGTTTTCACTTAATCATACACTAACATTTAGGGAATGTCAACAATATGTGATACGATACTACACTACACAAGCGAATTTATGAAGTCAAGTTCCTCTTTATCTTCTGCTGTGAGTTTGGGCTTTAGGTCGATAAGTTCTTTATGTTCGCTGTAAAAATCCCGTTCGGTTTTGTCGAGCTTCTTACGCTTTGCCTTTTTGGTGCGTATTGAAATCACCTGTGTAAACAAGCCGTCGCCCACTTCATTGAACAAGCCGAGAAAAGTCCACCAGTGCATATAATCGACTGTGCGTGTTTCCGCTCCTGCAACCTTATTGAGAGCAGGGAAGATTATATGTCCGTCCTGTTCCCAATCAAGCACACGGACGGGGAGCTGTTTGCCCTGCGGAATATCTCCGCCGTCAAGATACCAAGTTGCCCTGTCAAGTGCCTTTTGGTAATTTTCGGGAATCTCCTTGTAAAGGCACTCGACACACACTCGGCATTTTTCAAAATCGTTCAGATCATCGTCTGCATAGGCTTTGAAAATCAGCAGAGCAACACGGAAGTCGGAATTGATTTCGTAGTTTCTGCCGTCAACCTCAAGGCTTTTCGGCAGTAATTCAATCACTTTTTCACCTGTGAAGTGTATTTGCCAACTTTCTTATTGGAAATTTTCTGTGCCGATTCAAAATCAGCCTGCATAACAGGAATAAGCACTTCAAGGAAGTTTTCAAAAATCGGCTTACCGCCCGCAAGTGAAAGACAGTTAATTTCACCAAAGGCAACCGTGCAGACATCCGAACCGAAAATGTAGTTAATCTGTTCTCTGATGTCCTTGTCACACTCGGTGATAAGCTGAATTGCGTCTGTGTTTTCAGCTTTTTCAGCGTTTTCATACTTCTTCTGAATCTGCTCAATATTCTTGACTGCCTCGTTGAGCCTTGCAAGAATGCCCACATCCGCGGTGTTGATACGGATTACTGCGTTTTCGTCATCGCCAATCTGATACTCCTTGTAACCTCTGTCAAAAACAAGTTTCTGCATAAATCAATCCCTCCCCAAAGATTAAACCGTTGCGGTAAAGGTCGGCACTTTCTTCTCAATTGTAGCCGTACCCTGCTGTCTGTCGCCGTTAAATGCGATGTTAAACGGAATGTTCACACCGCCCTGAGCACCGCCGTAGGACTGTGGCTTTACGATACAGGTTTCAGTCCAAGCGTCATACGGACCTGTCTTCTTATCAACAAGGACTTCAAGAATTGCAGTCTTGCAGTCATCACCTGTAAGGCGGTTCATTGCAATATCCTTAATCTTTTCGTAGATTGCATCGCCTGTGTTTGCGTAATAAGTGTCTGCGTCAATTGACGGTTCATAGCCGTTATCGTTTACAACGGTTTCGTCAAGAATGTTCTTGACTGTTTCTGTGTCGGGGTTGAGTTCAACGGACATATCCTCGATGTCACGACCAATCAAAAACCACTTAGGGGTTTCGCCACCAAAACTTGCGTCAATAAAGTGCATTAGGTAGCTTCTTTTAAGTTTACCGATATCGGGTGTTGTTGCCATAATTAAAATTCCTCACTTTCGATTTTGTAATCTGCGGTAATCTGTAACTGATACATTACATTACCAATTAAGTTGCTGTCGGGTATGTCATAAAGCATACCGTTTGAACAGGTTATTTTTGTGAGCGTACCTGCAAGCTCATTGTTGCCAACCGTTACGGTCAGCGTTTGCCCCTTTGCCTGTTTTTCAAGCCACAGCTGTAACTCGTTAATAAGTCCGCTGTTGGCAAGTCGGTCATAGTCATTAACCGACTGATAAACAGCGTACAAGATGAATGTGTGCTGTCGCTCCTGATTGCCGAGAACATCGGATTTAATCAGTGTGTCGCCTGTCGGAGATAAGCCGTAGCTGTCGGTGTCAGGGGTTGTGTAGTCAATGTGCAGGACATCGTTCAGCTTTGGAAAGCTCATCACAATGCTCTGCATAAGTTCAATTATGTTCATTCTGCCGTACCTCCTGCCACTTTTGCAGCACCCTGTAAAATCTCTTTTTTATGGTCGGCTTTCATTCGTTCAAACCACATCTTGCCGGCAAGAGGGTGCTTTGCCCGAGAATAAACAAGCATTTTACCTGTTGGGTGTTTCTTCTGTCCTTTAGGGCTGAAATAGCCCACAATAACACCGTTTTTCTTAATCGGGATATTAGGACCGTAAACCTTGCCGTAGTAGAGATACCTCGCATACGGTGTGTTCTGATGAATTTCGCCCGAGCCTATAACCGTTGAGAGTGTTGCCGACTTTTCAAGCACGCCGTTTCTGAACGGCGTATAGGGTTTCATCAATCGTAAAACCGTGCTGTCAACATACTTTTGCACCTTTAACACATCGGCATTTTTGCGGACTGCAAACTTTTTATCCCAGAGGAAACCTGCCGTACCGTTTTTCGACTTGATGACAAAATCTGGCGGTTGAACAATCTTCATGCAATCACCTCGCCGAAATTTTGATGTGCTGTAAATCGGTTACGCCGTAGAGCTTTTCGTCAATTGACATAACCGCATAGCACCTGTGTTTTTGCTTTAGCGTTTTAAGGCTCTGTGACACGCTCTGAGGGTTTGAATTATCAAAGGTAAAATTACTCTCGTCCTTAATAATAATGTCCTGTGCGCTGTTCTGAGGAGTACATAGCTGACCTGCAAAAAGGTTTTCGCTCGGCTTTAAAAAGCCGGGCAAAAGCCCTGCGGATTCAATCGGAATATACACCGTCACGCTGTCAGCGTTCTGCATTCCGCTTTTAAGCACATTGCGAGCCTTGTTCTCCTGCCAATGACATTCGGGAATGAAATATCGGTCATAGCCTGAGCCGTTGAATCTGTAGATTGTGCAGGAGCTTTCAGGGGTAATAATCATCTGCGGCCACCTCTGTACAGCAAATCGGTGTCGGCAAGATACTTGTAAATTGTGTGTCTGACAGCCTTTTTATGGGCGGTTTTACGCTCTTCTTCGGACACATAGCTTACGGATTCATCACCGACGCTTGCAGATGAAATTCCTGAATTTGCGGACTGCTTTTCATCGTTATATACAAGCTCTGCAAGCTCACAACAGCAGAGTTTTACGCTTTCGGGAATATTGTTCCCGTCAACATTTTCGCCTGTGTATGCCTTAATGAGCAGGGTTGCAGAGCGTGCATAATAATCAAAGGCGGAAACAATGACCGCCTTTCTGCCACAGAGATATTCAGAGATGTAATAGCCTTTATCGGCATAAGCGGTCATAGTAACACTCCTTTAAGCCTCTACGGCTGAATGGCAGTAGATACCTGCCTTTTTATTCGCATAAACATCGGCAATACCGACCATACGATAACCAAACTTCCAACCGTCAGAACTCTGATTAACTGACGGCTCAATAACCTTTGTGTCAAGGTGCTTTGTGAACTGAATCGGAGCAGAGCCGTGAATAATTATAAAGTTGATATTCTTGCCCGAAGTCGCCTTTTTGTAACCGCCCTTTTCCTTGCTTGAGGATGTGCCGTCAAGCTGTTCAATTGCTGTATAGAATCTTGACTGAGGAACAAGTGTGATATCTGCAAAACGGTTGAGAACCTCCCTTGACTTTGTTGTATCGAGATCCTGCACAAGACCGTAAAGCGTTGATGTGATGAAAAGGTGTCTGTTCTCGAAAGGAACTTCGTCCTCGTCCATTTTTGTTGAGGCTGTGCGGAGAGCCTCAACAACCTCTTCGCCTGTTGTGAGAGTTGCACTCACGGAAGAAATACCGCTTGTACTTGCATACTTTGCAAAGCGGAAAGCGTCAAGCTCGGGAACAACCTTTGTGCGGATAAACTCGCCCGAAAGTCTGCCGAATGCAATGCCTGCCGTTTCTGCATTATCCATTGTGTCAACCGTGAACATTCTGCCGCGGTCAAAGTTACATTTCACGGTTTCGTTCGTAAGCTCAACATCGCCGTCAACATAACCGCTGTTGCGTGAGTAGTCTGCAAGACCGTCCATTGTGAGCATCGGAATGATAAGCTCGTTTGCGTTAGCGCCCTGTGTTGCAAGGTCTGACGCACCGTCAATTTTGCTTGTGAGTGCAGACTGCTTATAGACCTCATCAAGCAACGCTGTGTACTGTTTAAAAAGTGCAATTGTGTTTGCCATAATAAAATCACCTCATAGATTTAATAAAATTATTTCTTTTCGGCAGAAAGTCCCATAGCCGCACGCATTGACGCAAGCGGATTTGAGCCTGTACCGCCGTTACCTGTATCGGTTGCACCGACAGGATTCTGAAAAGGCTCGTCAGAACCGAACATATAGCCGTTTTCGGACTTAACCTGTTCGAGAGCCTTTTTGATGTCATCTGCCTGATTTTTAGATGTTTTCAGGTTTTCAAGGTCAAGCAGAGCCTTGACAGCCTTTGCATTTTTCGCACCGCTCTTTGAAACAGCGGTGTCAAGAACAGAGTTAAACTCCATATCGGCGATTTTTATCTGATACTCGTTTTCCTTTGTTTCAAGTTCGCCGTTGAGCTTTTTGATTTCGCCCTTGAGCTCGTCCACATTGACACCCTCAAACTTTTTGAGTGCAGTCTGTGCAGTTTCAAGCTGTGACTTGTAGTTGTCCCTTGATGTGCGGAGCTTTTCAACCTCTGACACGGTTTTGTAATTATCCGCAAAGGCTTTTTCAAAGTCTACCTTTTTATCTTCGGGAACTGTAAAGCCGATTTCGGAGAGAAGTGTGTGTATATTCTTCATAGTAAATCCTTTCTGCATAGCTTGTATTCCGCTTTGCCTGCGGTAGAAATTCAGCCGTTATAACCTACGACAGGGTAAAATAAAAGCACCTATGCAATCAAATGCAAGGGTGCTTAATCTGCTTTTTCTGTTTTAACTGCTTTGGCTCTCGGCTTTTTGGGAGCGTCAGACTTGACCTCTTCTGCAAAACCGCCGTCAATGAGTTCCTTTGCTCTCTGCTCGGAACATTCAAAAACTTCATTCACAGGTCGGGTTACATAGCCGTTCTGCCTGTCGTTAAATGCTGTTGTTACTCTGATTTTCATTCTGTCACCACCTTTCTAAACCGGTCGAAATCGACGGGTTTAACTGTTAATCTTTACTCTTAAATGTAATCGGCAAAATCTGTTTAGGCAGGAAGTTAATTTCATAACGGTATTTGTCCACTTCTGCACCGCTTATGTCCTCTACAACATACATAGTTTCATCATTAAGACCTATGATATGCTTTTTGTATTCACCCTTGCCCGTTTCGCAGACAACCTCAATTTGGTTATCGTCATTATCGATCTGTAATGAAAAAGCGGCAACAAGTTCAAATGACGGCTTATCGGTTCTTGTGTTAATAACCGTAAGCCTGCGTATCACATTGAAATTGTCTGCTTCCTGCGAAACATTGTACGATACCTGCGTTGCCTCGGTACAGCCCACAGTAACCAGTACGGTTGTTGCAATCATAACTACCATAAGTACAATTGCTAAAATTCTTTTTCTCATAGTATCAAACCTTTCTTTGATTAATAATAAAAAAGCACTCTGATTTCTCAAAGTGCTGATTTGATGTATTTAGTTCTGTTACGGCAAGTTGCAGGCAAGTTAAATAATGCCGTGAACAAGCCGTTTTTTCTTACTCTGAACATATTCTCGGCAAGTTAAACAACAAAACCGCCCTTTTTACGGAGCGGTTAGCTTTTGTTTCTTTGTTTTTCAAGTTCTTTAATTATTTCGTCAAGACGTTTTGAAGCTTCTTCGTTAGAACCATCTAAAACAGATTTGTTTATTTCTTCCATTCAAATAAACCTCCTTCTTGATGTTTACTTAAAAATTTATCAATAACCTTTCTGTATTCACTATCAGAACCTGTTTTTATCCTCTTTTTTCCCATTCGTTGTAACTCTGTTAAAAGTGATAGTCTGTCGTATCCTTTCAACTTTGTTAATACTTCAATGTTGCCATCGTTTTTCACAATAGTAAATGTTTTTATACTATCATTCTTAATAAATTCGATAATATCATTTAAAGAATAACTGCTGTTTCTCGGGTGATTGTGCATAACAAATAAATCTTTGCCTTGAAGTGCTGATCCAAAATCTATTTTTTCATCAGTTCCTTTAATAGGCTCTGTAATCATTTTGGACACATCATTTTTTAACACGAAGGCAACTTCTTTATTTTCATTTTGTTCTTTTGAAAATTTCAAAAGCTCCTTGTGTTGTTTTTGAATTTCCAAACACTGCTCTTCTGTATAACCTTCAATATCAACTTTAGGAATACGACTGATAGCTTTATCGGTTATCGGAGTAATAGGCTTTTTACTTTTCTCTTTTATTATACCACTTTTACCCGATTTTGCAACAGATTCAGCGGTGATTTTATTAACACTCTCTGCTTTTTTCGGGAGTTTTGAGCCTAAAGCATTTTTGCCGTTTACGGTTATTCTTTCCCATTGCTGAGGAAGGTTCATTGCTTTGGAAAACTTTACATATTCGTCCTGCCTTTGAAAATATCTGACCTTTTCGCCTGTGATTGTATCATAGTCTGCACCGCCCTGTGTGAGCAGTTCAATCTTCTGTCGGTCGGCACGCATTGCAGTTTCAAGCTGTCTTTGCCTCTGCTGTGCTTCATATGCCGTGTACTGTCTGCCGTTGTATTCTTTCGGCGTGTTCTCTTCCTCGTTCATACGGTCAAGTTCTTCTTCGCTGTATGTCGGAGTGTCAATTCCTTTCATAAACGGCGAATAGCTGTGATAGCAATTCGCACCGCAAAGACCTGTGACCGTTCCTAATCCACAGACTGTTTCAAGCTCCTTTTTGCTGTACACTCTGCCCTGCCACACCTGATGTGTCGGTCTTGCACCACGGTGATAGCTGACCTCGAAATATTCCGTGCCGAGCTGTTCGGCGTTGTCCTCGTTGACCTTTGCAACCACCTGATTAAAACCTGTCATCAACGCCCTGCGTGCCGCCACATCAACACGATTACTCCAACCACTTGCATAATCGACGGTACGCAATCCGCTGTCGGTCATAGCTTTAACCGCTCTTTTAAGGACTGTGTTATAATCAACCGCACCGCTTGCAATCTGCATAAGTCCGTTGTCAAGAGTGCGTTGGTAAAAGTCCGCAAGCGGAGTAAATGACAGCGTATCGTCGGCATTTCTCACGGCGAATCCGAGTGAGCCTGTAATGTTCCTGTACTCCGATTTTGTCTGATTTTTGACCGCCTTTACAAGTTGTTGCAACTGTTTATTTTCTGCATAAGGAATATACTCTTTGCCCTTGCCTGTATAAAGCTCCTCATTTCTTGCATATCCAGATTTCACGACTTCGTCATAGATTCTGTCGATTTCATCGTCAGACACATCGAGCGTGCTTTGAATAAGGCTGTCTATTTCGTCCTTGCTCACGCCCAATTCATAAAGCCTGTTAATCTGCCAATCGGCGGCAGAGGTTATCTCCTCACCGTTAGCTTTCAAACGCTCCGTAATGTCGGACATAATATTTAACTGTAAACTGCGGTACAACTGTTCCATAGCCGAGGGCAAAGCCTCAATTTCAGTCGGAGTGAACATTATTCGATAACCTCAGAGGACTGCGGAAGATTCTTTTTCGCTGTCTTTTCGTCCTCTCCATACCACTTCATACGGTACTCATCAGGTCGCATAATACCAAGGTTTAAGTCCTGAATATCCTGCTTGCGTTCGGTTTCTTCATCGGTCAGAATACTGTCCTTGAAATCGCATACAAACGAATAACCGCTTGTTGTCAGCGAATTGTAAAAGGCAAGAGCATACACCAAGTCATCAAGGCAATAGCGAAGCTGTTTCTGAATTGCCGACACGGTGTTGTACTTCCTGTCCTTTGCCGACTTAATCTCCGTAGCAGTCTTTGCAACTGTTTCGGGGTTTGAAAGGTCACCGTATGCAAGACCAACCGCAAATTCAATCATACGCAGATATGTATTCAAGCCGTCCGTAATGTCGGACTGTCGGAACGCAGGCGAAAAATCCTTGAACAGTTCTTCGTCGCCCAAATCCACATCAACGGCACGGTACAAACGCCTGTTAAGTCTGTCGGCTTTGCCGTCCTTTAATGCGGCAGAATCAACATGAATCGCACGCTCTCCGCTTTCAAATTCCCAGTCAAGCCGTCCGAACTGCATATCGGCTTTCTGAATGATTTCAAGTCCGCTGTCAAAAATCGACATACCGCATGATGAGCCGTCAACCGTGTTTTTAATCGGCACTCTGAAATAACCGAACGCAGGTCTTTTCATATCGGGGTATGTGACCGCAGGCGGTAAGTCTGCCCACTCGTCAATGACAGCGAGAGGAATTTCAGTACCGAGAACCTCGGATGATGACGAACGGTAAGCCGTGTTAGTAACAGTCAAGCCCTTGTCCTTATCAAGGCTGTGATATTCAAGCCTTGTGTAGTAGTTGTCACCGATTTTCTTGAATTCGGGGAAGATGACCTTTACAAGCCTGTGCTTTGTGTCAAACTCAATCGGCACAAAAGCATTTGCCGAGATATATTGCACCCTGTCACCGCCCAAAGGCTTGATGACCATTGCGCCTGTTGCAAGACCTGACTGTAACTCCGAATTAAGCTCCTCGGTTGCCGTTTCAAACAATTTTGACAGCGTTTCATTTGAGATGTTCACCGTCATTTCGTTAAGCGTAATGTTAGCAAACTCCCTTGTGATTGACTGCTCAAGCCTCAAACTGATGACATTTTCATCAAGCCACGGAGCTTTGCCGACATAGCAGTTTTGCCATATGCCGATAGCCTTTTGCATTTCTGCTGTAATCGCAAGCCGTAAATTAAGCGCCTGCCGAATATTTTCAAGCGGAAACATTCGCCTCCACACTCCTTTTAAAAAATCTATAAGTCCCATTATTCACCTCTGCGTTTCCATACTCTGTTCATTGCATATCTGACAGCGTCAATATGGTGGTTGTCCTTATCGGGATAACCGCTGATAACATTGCCGTCCTTATCACGCTCGTATTCATAGTCGAGAAACTCCTGTGCAGTATGCGGACAGCGTGTGTTATCAATCACAATCTCCCGTAAAGACTGCAACCACTTCATCGAGTAAACAACCGAACCGGGTCCTTTTTCTGCCGAACGAGCCATTAAACCGTCAGCCCTGTAATCGCCGACTGACTTCTGTTCTGCACTGTCGCAAGTAATCAAGTCATTACTTGTAACTCCGTGCTTAGTTCTGAGCAATTCGGCTGTTTCTTTGTTGCTTGTCTTGTTGCAATGTTCCTCGTCAAAAATAATGAGCTTGTGTTGACTTGGAATATAAGTCATACAATCATAGGCAAACGGATCAGGATACCAGCCCCAGTCAACTCCTCTGTAAAATCTGTCAAAGGTCTGAATTTCGTCATCTGTGACCTCACGAATAACAACATTATCAAATACATTGCCGCCTGTGCCGTTAGCAATGCCCATATACTCGTTTTCATAGGCGGTAGGGTTTGTTTCTTTCAGGAACTCTGCGTCATCTATAAACGGCTTTCCGAGCCATTTTGACGGTACTGTAAGGTATGTACTCTCAATAACGAGCCTGTCTTGACGGGGAATTTTAATATACTTGTTCGCCCAGTTCTGTGCAGATTTCGGAGGGTTGAACGATTTAAATTTAAAAGCCGTGTCACCGCCACGAATCACCGACTGTTCAATCTTTCTGACAGCTTCCTCGCCCGTGAACTGGTCAAGTTCTTCAAACCACACAACGCCGATATAGCCGAACGGTACTTTGATTGATTTAATCTTGCCCGGATCATCTGCTCCACGGAAGTATATTTTCTGCCCTGTGCTTATCCTTGTAATTTCAAGAGGGGACACGGTACAGTTAAACTCGCTTTCAAGACCGAGAGCAGAGATTGACCACAAAATCTGCTGATACACCGAACTGCGCAGAGTGTCGGCTACCTGACGAAAAATACAGGCGTGCATATCCTCGTTCTTCATAAGCAAATCAATAACATTCAGACTGACGAAAGACGATTTTGTTGAACCTCTTCCGCCGGGGAAAACATATTCCGAATGTTCTTTACCCTCAATATCAAAAAGCACCGACGAAAACGACGGTGCAACCATATTAGCCGGTATTCCTTTGTACTCCGAACCGTCACTCTTTGGCGGTTCAGCCTTTTTGCGTTCAATGTCGAGATAGGCATTGTCGAGCTTGATTTTATGATTTTCAAAAACATTGTCACGAATAATATTTCTTAATTCTTTAATGGAATTAACATCACCTGTTTTAGCCTTTTTGAGAAGTGCCGCATTTACAACGAGCAAATTATTGACCAAATCTTCGTCAATCTCATCAACATTAATTCCCATATCAATAAGCATTTCCCAGTCGGCAGGAGTGTTGGCAGGCAACGAAAGTAACATATCCATAACCTGTTTCATACTCTTTTTACGGCGGCGTGACTTGCCCGAAGCCTTACCGCCCTTTGCTCCGTTTTTCACGGCTTCATCACGGCTTTGGTCAGATGTAAACGGTATTAAATTTTTCTCATTGGGCAATCACCTCACCTCTTTTATCTGATTTTTCCCTCACAACACAAAACCGCCCTCAAACGAGAGCGGTCTGTGAATAACAATTTTATTTAACTCTAGTATTTTTTTCTATGTTTTCTAAAAGTGAAAACAATTCATTTTCTTTTTCATCTTCAACTTGAAAATCCTTCTGCATTTGTTTCATATTTTCGATTAACAAATGACGAACAAAGTTAATGAATTTTGCAAATGTAACCAAAGACATCAATATTACAATAGAAAGCCAAAAAGAAACAAATATATTTTTAATTTCATCGTCACCAATTAGCCAGGTACAAAGAATAATGCAAACAATGTTTTCTATAATGCCTAACATTATTAGCGTTATAATAGGCTTATCTGACTGTGATTCAAGTATTGCCCTACTGACATTTATAACCGATACAGACACTACCGTTGCGATTGTTAAATAAAAACCAGTGGTAATAGTAAGTATAGTCGCTATCATATTTAACCTGTCATTAGGAAAGATTTTAACTGCTAAATTATCAAGAGTAATTTTTATATCAACAAAACTATTATTATAAATTATTACCCCCACAATAAAGAAAGCAATGGATATCAATAATATAAAGAATTCTATTTTAAAATCGCTTAATGATGATTTAATCTTATTCATATATTTCACCTCCTACGATTTCATACTACCACTAATTGTCATAATATTCTTCCGGATTCCAATCCAAACACAGCTCTCTTAATTCAGTGGGCATTGATATTTCAGCAGCTTGTATGGAAATTCTCTGTTTTCTATACTTATTAACCTTACCTTCAAAAGCTTCATTACAGCTATTTAAAAGATATTCAGAAGGCAAAAAATTGTCTCGAATACCAAAAGTGTGGCTAACTATAATATTACTATCTTTAAGTTCAGCATAGTCATTATCACCTTGAGGCGTTACATATTTTAATCTGATTTGTTTGATTATATCTGGATTTAACTTCAAATCTTCAATCAATTGATAAACACAATCTATATCAAGAGAATCCTTCTTTTTTGCATAATTAAATCCAAGTTCTAGTTTAATGCTTTCCGATTTAATATCATTAGCAGAATATGCTATAAAAGAATTTATATGTCCTTTTTGTGATCTGAATCTATTTGCATATAGAGACTTAACTGCATCGCTAATGCGTAATTCTATGATAATACTTTTTACGTACTTTGCATTCTTTAATTTACTTAAACCATTATCTTCAAATAAAGGTATAATTTTGATTTCATAATCGAAATCAGCAGGTATAAAACTGTTTAGATATTCTTCAATCAATGTAAAGTTAGGTCCCATTTTATTCTTAGTTATTATGGCAACATTATTCGTTATGTTGAAAACCATAGAAGACACTTCAAACAGTTCCGTGTTTAATTCCGTGAATATATCATCTTTTTGTGTATAGGTTTTACCCTCTTTTAGTTTACCAAATGGTATAAGAAAATAATTGCTGTCGTTTCTCAAAAATCGTGAAATTGTAATCTTTTTACCACCAATATCTCGGTACAATATTTTTGACTTATCTGCCATAGCAAAAATTTCTTCTATTTTTTCGAAAAAGTTTTTGAAATTTCCACTATAAATATTTTTGTCATTTTTATCTTTTGGAGCAAAAGTCAACACAAAAAATTCTACTTTTCTCGACATATAATATCACCTCAATTACATATTATACATAATAATACAACTGTTTTCAATGTTATTTGTACAATTTGTAACATTGTTCAAATATAGTGACATTTTTTATGCACAATAACGATTACAAGACTGTATTCATACGAAAACAGCCTATGTAATCGTTATTATTAGGAGAGTTTTATATGTCTCTTGTTGTTGCTTTCTTCATTTTAATGATAACACACTTACTATGTGTTATTCTATGTTATTTATAAAATAAATTATATATTTTTCTGAAATTTGCCAAAGCCCCGCTATGCAAATGCCTGATATAGTCATAGCTATATCTCATTGTTTCTGCAGTTTGCTCAAGCGTTTTATTATTAAGATAATATTCAGTAAGCAAACTGCGGTGTTTAGGATTTTTAAGCTGAGTTATCAGATCGTGAGCTTCTGCTTTAATATTGATAAGTTCGTTAATCTCCGAATTTATAAGACTTTCAAGGTCTATTATTTTATCAATCACTCTGTTGCTTGAGTTACCGTTGCTACTCTTAACCTTTTGTTCAAAAGATATAGGTTGTACACCTAAAGATTTTTGCTTAAGACATTTTAATTCCTCAAGTTTTATATTCACTTCGGTATCTAAGTTTTTAATTCGATAAAGGTATTCCTTAGCGGTCAATTGTTTTCACGCTCCTTTAATTTTTCGGTTATTCTTTTGGTTAAGCCGTTTTCGTTGGTTAGGCATTCCAAGGCTTGGAGGGCATTGATTACGGTTTGCTCGTTGGTTTGGGACTGATACATCTTACGGACGAAGTCGGCGCTTTTCTTTACATTATCCATAATTCTTTGTGAGAGCATACGGTATTCGTCTGCGTTGTTTCTGTCACGCTTATACTCCGTTCTGAGCTTGTCCTGCCATTCAAGGCAGATGTTTATGTCCCAGCCTTTATGACGGTTGTTGTAGCCGACCTTTGCAAGCCTTGAAAAGTATTTATATTCGGGCGGAGGAAAGAATGAGTAATCAAGCTGACCGTCAATTGCTTTATCTTCAAGCTGTTCAAACACCTGCGGATTGTTAAAATCATATTTTTTCATATTACCTCCTGCGGAGGCTTGTGGTGGGTTTGGTGCGATTTTAAAGAACCCTTTCTATATATATATTAGTTTATTTTTCTTATACGAAAGGTTAGAAAAACCCGTAAACCCTCCTCAAGCTACCACACTAACAATCTTTATAAATTGAAATTCCGTTGAAATAATTGAAATTTCTTCCCTTTACTTTTTCAAATCGTTTGGCAAGTTCGGTGCTGAATTTGGTATTTGACATACAATATTCGTTGTTATCCCCTGCCCAGCTTGTATAGGCGGCATAGAGCGTGCTTGCCTGAACCGAACCCTCTAACACACATCTGTCCTCGATAAAGGCGGAAATGACATCCATTTCACGCTTGTACTCTCTCACGCTTTGAAGAACGGCAGACGGCATTTTCAAACCCTCTCTCTGCCAAAGAATACAGCCGTCGATACACCATTTGAAAATTGCGGTCATTTCGGCTTTGAGCTTATGCGTAAGGTTCTTATCAACCTTATCCTCGGGAATCTGAACATTGAACGGTATCATATGTATTCTTCGCCATATGCCCGTGTCGGTGCCTCTGATAATCGGTTTATGGTTTGTCGCCATCCACAGCTTAAACTCGGGCTTGAACTCAAATTCCTCGCTGTACAGCTTTCTTGCCGTTACGGTATCGTCACCCGTAAGCTGTTTGAGAAGTCCCTCATTAATTCGCACGCCCTCGTTCGGCTCAACCGAGGTGACAAGCCTTGCACCTTTTAACCGTGCAATATCGCTGTTTATGGCACTGCTCTGAGAGTTTCTTACCATAATAGTTTCAGGCTGAATGTTTGCGGCATAGTCGCCGAATACATCACGGATAACATCAATGAATGTACTCTTGCCGTTTCGTCCCGTGCCGTAAAGGAAGAATGCGCATTGCTCGGCTGTTGAGCCTGTCAGGCTGTAACCGACCGCCTTTTGAATGTAGCGAATAAGCTCCTTATCGCCTGCAAAAATATCGTCAAGAAATGCAAGCCAACGGGGACACTCTGCCGTTTGAGAACAGTCAACCGAAGTAATCTTTGTGAAATAATATTCGGGATTATGCGCCCTCACTTCGCCGTTTTTAAGGTTGATTATTCCGCTTGGGGTGTTTAATGCCATACGGTATTTATCCATTTGTGCCGGAAGTACGGGGATATGGTGTTCAACCTCGTTGAGCATTGCTTTTTTTGATTTGTTGGAACGGCTTACTTTCATATGCTTTTCAAATGCTTTTGACATATCTCCGCCGTTCTCCTCATCAGCTTGCAAGTACAGCCTTGCTTCGGCTTTCATAGCCTCAACGCTTTTATCCGCCATTCGCAAAACTACCCCGATATTGTCAACACACCACTTCATTGAATTGTAGTAATACCACTTTTTCTCAGTGTAACAATACCTTACATTATCGCCGAATAAATCAACGAACCTGTCGGCATTGCCCATATCGTCAAAGGTGTAGGCACGCATTTTTTCTTCGTCAACCGCTTGAACAGCCTTGCCCTCACCGATTGAAATTGAATAATCGTTATGCTGTTTTGGGTTATAGGTCTGCGTACACCCCGACACAGCTTTTTGCAGGGTTATAATGCCGTAGGTTGTACCAGACTGCTTTCTGTCCCACTTGTCACGCATCAAGCCTGATTGTCTGAAAATCGAATCCATTTTGTCGGTATCGCAACCGCACCAGAACGCAAGCATATTGCAAAAAGCCATATCCGCCTCGCTCTGTGACGAGTAAGCCGAAAAATCGCCGCTGTACAGAGCCTTGAAAAGACTTCCGTTCTTGGCATTGCAGGCGATTCTGACAATATCGTCAACGGTGTTCGGATTGACCTCAATGTTACGGAGCTTAGGCTGTGGCTCTGTTGCCTTGCCGAGATATTTTGAATGCAGCGGCTTTATGCTTTCGGTGCAATCGTTTATGTACGCATATGCAGAGCAGTAATCGCCTGTCACAACAAAGAATCTGCCGTTTTCGTACATTTCAAAACCGCCCGAATCATTCTTCGCCTTTCTTCTGCCCTCGGGAAGAGTTCCCTTGCAGATTATGTGAACACCTGTCTTACTCTGCGAAAATTCGGTGTAGCTCTGCAAAGTGTTCACAAACTCGCTGATTATGTTGTCAGCTCCGCCGTTTTGGTAGTTCTGAATGTCATTCGGCATATCGTCAAGGTCAACACCGAAAAACGGTGAATTTGAGAACATAAAGCCTATACCCGAATATTTGGCAGATTCTCTGACTGCCGTTTCAAAGTCCGACCAAGTGTCCGAGTTATTCGGCATTGCAAAGCCACCCGTTCTTGGATTTATCGGCTTCTTTGAAATTCCGCTGTGTGATTTCGGATCTGGATATGACTGCCAGCACACCCAGTTTTTGTAACCTTTCAATTCCTCGGGAACTGCAAAATATTTATTTTTATTTGGGTTTAAATTTGTAAAGCCCATTTTTTCACCTCCATATATAAGGAAAAACACGGTGAAAATTGCACTGCTTTATGCAATTCCCGAAGAATTTTTTTAAAATCAGAACGGCAAATCATCGTCAATCGACATATCAACAAAGCCCTGATTTGCTGTCTGTGCAGGTGCATAACTCTGTTGTGGCTGTGCATAGGCTGTTGCCGTTGAACTCTGCGACTGCTTGAAGGTATGCTTTACTGTCGGAAACTTAGTCGGATTGAGCCAGCTGACTTCTTCTCTCTTTTCGCCGTTCCATTCGCCGTGCTTAACGGTTACACGAACAGGCTTTTTCACAAGCTCACCAAGGAACTGTTTAAGGCTGTCATAGTCCTTGCCGTCGGGAAGTCCTGCCGCCTTGCCGAGAGTCATAACCTGATTAAAGCCGTATCCGTTTACCTGCATATCGTTCTCGGTCGGTTCTCTGCGTTTCCACAAAGTGTGGAATATATGTCCGTTTTTGTACCCCTGCTCAACATCGTTTCGGATAATGAACGAAATGTTCAGGCAGGTTTTTTCCTCGCCTTTTGAATTTGTGTAGTCACGCTCCTCTGCCTTTGCTATAAGACACTCATAATCGCCCTCGGGTTTGAGTGAGTTAGACTGTGCCGCCTCGCTCCAATTTGCTTTAAATCCCATAATTTTACTCCTTTGTTATTAACTCTATTGCCTCATCGGCACTTCTGCATATTCCTGCTACCGCACCGTTGAGTTTCATCATCTGTATAAATTTCTGTTGTTTTTCGGTAGGTCTGCCCTTGGGAGTTTTAACCTCGATAAAAACCGCCCTTCCGTCTGATTTTCTGACACCGAACAAATCCGAAAATCCGGGCGGAACTCCCGTATTGAAATATCTGCCGTCCTTTGTAAAGCCTGCACCTACATTTATACGGAATATATCGCAGTACGGTGCAATTGCAATACGGATTTTGTTCTGAATTGCGTGTTCTTCTGTCAAGCTATCATACCTCTCTTTCGTGCCTGAAAATATGCCCAGCCTGTTTTGTAGCCGTGGCTTTTTGCGTATGCAAGCAAGTCCGCATAGCTGTGGCAATCGTCGGGTGTGCTAAAATCAAGCTTGAATCCCTCAACCTTAATGAGCTTTGCGGTGGTATCGGTTTCAACGGTCCTTTCGGCTGTCGGGAAAACATAACCGCAATGCGGACACACGGCTTTCTGCCCTGCCGGCGGTGCTGAAAATGTAAAGAAACATTCGGGACATTGTCTGACCTTTTCCTCCTGCTCCTTTTCGATTTTTTTAACACTCAGCTTTTTGCGTTTTTCAAGCGTCCATTCTCGGTCGTCATCAGGCATTCCGTGCCTTGCATAGTTGCCCACATGGTCAATGATTACCGCCCTTTTGTTTGGCTTATAACGCATACACCGCATTGACTGCTGAATGTAAAGCGTAAGGCTGTGAGTAGGTCGGAGCAGAATTGTACATTCGCAGTCAGGCACATCAAAGCCCTCTGAAATCAAATCCACATTGCAGAGGATTGTAATTTTGCCGTTCCTGAAATCGGCTATAATCTGTTCTCTCTGTGCCTTCGGAGTTGCTCCGTCAATATGCTCGGCTGAAATTCCTGCGTCACGGAATGCCTTCGCTGTTGCAAGACTGTGCTTTACCGAGGAACAGTAACAGACGGCTTTTTTACCGTCTGCAAGCTGTTTGTAATATTTGATAACATCACCGAACACCGTGTTTTTAATCATTGCCTTTTCAATATCCGCTGTTACATATTCGCCCATTTTGGTGTGCAGTCCTGTAAGGTCGGCAACACTCGGAGCATAGTAGTCATACGGGGCAAGGCAGTTATGTTTGATGAGCCATTTTGTACTCACCCCGATTATGAGCTTGTCGTTGACATCGCCCAAACCGTCACCGTTTAATCGGACAGGTGTTGCGGTGACGCCAACCCTCGGAACATCCGAAAAATGTTCGTAAATGCGTTTGTAGCTTTGTGCAAGGCTGTGATGATTTTCGTCTGTGATGATAAGTGCGGGTTTTGGCAGTTTCTTCAATCTTCGTGTAAAGGTCTGCACCATACCGATTTGACACAAGTCCATAAGCACACCCCAGCGGACAAAGGTTCTAAATATTTGGTCAACAAGCTCTCTCCTGTGAACAAGGAACAGCACCCGTTTCCCGTTCCAAGTTGTTCGTCTTGCAATTTCTGCGACAATGCAGGACTTTCCGCCACCGCAACCGAGAACTATGCAAGGAGCTTTGTAACCCTCTCGCCAAGCCTGTCTTACCTGTTCAACAAGGTCATTCTGATACGGTCGAAGTTGCATTGTCTGCACCCTCTCTCTGCTTTTCCTGTTTCTTCTGCTTTATCAGCTTTGCAACACACTGCATACAGAGCTGTCTGCCGTAATTTTTTGTTGTGCCGTCAATGATCTGTTTAACGGTGCGTTTACCGTCCGAAAGTATTGGTGCTTTGCACTCATCACAATACTGTTCGGGTTGCATTGAATAGTATGTTCTCAATGCTTCATCAACAATTTTAAGGTCATTTGATATGTACATTGAATCAAACAAGCCTATCGGACTTTTACAGGTATCGTTACCGTCCGTTTGTGTTGCAAAAAGATACTTGCCGTCAACGACAACAGTTTTCAAAACCGTGGTAAACATTCCCTCGACCGAGATTTTTTCGTCAAGCAATTTGCCGATTGTTTTGGCTTTCTGTCTGCCGTTTTCGTCGGTTTCAATATGGCTGAGAAAATAAACAATCGTGTCATTCGGGAGAGTTTCAACCTCTTTCACAAGCTCCCAAAAATTTTTACCGATATCGGTAAACTTCTGAAAGCCTGTTTCCTTGGCTCTTCTCATATACTCGTTAGCCATGAGATACTGTGCGTCATCAACTGCAATCGACTTGCATTTCTGCTTTTTGATAAAGTCCTCAATATCAATGTAATTGTCGGAATTGATTGAAGAAGTGAATTTGGTTCTGAACGGAAGTGATTTTCCGTTTACATTCACAAGAGCAAGTTCATTTGCTTTGAAATTTCTTAAAGAGGCAGATTTTCCGCTGCCTGAATATCCTAAAACCAATATAGGTAATCCCATAAATAACACCTCACTTAATACTTAATGACTGCTTGGCTTCCATATGTACGAAGGGGATTTCTTCGCCCTTTTTGCAGAGAGCCTTGACATCATTCTTTTTCACTTCGGGCATATTGTACTTTAAGAGGTGGTCAAGATTGTGTTCCTCCGCCCACTCAACAAATGAAATTTCATCATCAACAACAAGGCTCGGAGCGTTCTTTTTGATCGACATAACCGCTCTCGGCATATCAATCTTCTGTCTGCCGAGTGCCTGCATTGACTTAAACAGATAGGTTTTAAGGCTCTCCGCCTGTTTTTCTTTTTGCGACTGTCTTTTTGCAATTGCCGCCTTTTCGGCTTTAAGCATTTTAGCCTCGGCAAGAAGCTGTTTGTAGTAGATTGCAATGCTCTCAGCTTTCTCGTCAAATTCGCCCTCAATACCCGTGAGAGTATCGAACCACGCTGTCAACATCTTGTTGCGGTATGCGTCCACATTGGCAATAATGTTGCCGTCATCATCAATCGGCATTCCGTCTGCGTTCGTATCGGGTTCCCATTCGTTGATAGCGTCAAACTGATTAAATAAATCCGAGTACATCTCGGTAAGCTCATAAAGTTTCATTGTTGCTCCCCCTTAAAGATTTATGTTTTGTGTGGCAAGCGCCTTTATTAAATGTTCAACCTTGCCTTTGAAAAATTCCTTGTCCTGTGACTGCTTGGCGAAATCGAGCATACGGATAAAGCTGTCATATGCAATTGAAAAGTATGCCTTAAAGACATCCTTGTCATCTGATGGACCGTCGGCAGTCTGAACATTTTTCAGCCTTTCTTCATACTCCTCTTTCTGTTTGCGAAGAGCCTCCTGTTTTTCATCCTCAAGCTGTTTTCTGACGATTTTTTCGTTATTGCGATACTCTTCTTCGAGTTCGTCATAATGCTTAATGTTCTCCCTTTCCAAAGCCTTAATCGTTTCATTGAGTCTGCGTTCATTGTCGCTCGGCTCTGCAACGGCAACTTCAATAGGACGGCTTTCAAGCTCCTGAACTTTATTCGTCAACTTGAAATTTTTGTTTTTTTCCTCTGCAAGCTGATTTTCAATATTGCGATAGCTTTCTTTTGAAGTGTCCGCCTGCTGTTTGTAATAGTCAGCGTCTTTCTTAGCGTTATTGAGCTGTCTGCAATAGTCAATGCTCTTGTCGGTTGCCTCCTGTTTTTCGTCCTTCAGCCTGTCAATCTCTGCCTTTAACTGCTTGACCGTTGTGTTTTCAAGGTCGAGCTTTTCGGCAATTTCAGCCTGTTCGGGTTCGCTTATGGTGGCAAGAAGAGCAAGTTTTGTCATTCCAATTTGTCCAATCGATTGGACATTTTCAGGATTTATTTTTTCTACAATAGAAATATAGTTATATGCGTTACTGCGTTTCATGCCTACTTCATTCTCGCAATAGTCCTCAAAGTTCTGATATCCAAGCTCCTTATACAGCTTGTTGTCACGCATTGTTTTAAGTCCGTTGCACATATCCCATATGTTCTGCTGTGCAAGGTTTGCACTTACAAGAATTTTCTGATGCAGTTCAATGGCCTGCTTATGCTGTTCGCTTACTGTTATTTCTGACATTTTTCAACCTTCCTTCTTGATTTTTTGAGTAAGAAAGGATATAATCAAGGTGGTTATATTGTTTATATCCTTACTATCCGTTGAGGCTTTGCAGAGCTTCAGCGGATTTTTCTTTGCAATTGCAATTAATATTTAACATTGATATAATCCAACACCCTTGCCCAGCCGTATCTTTCGCCTGTTTTATCATCTGTGCAGCAGTTATACATCCAATACTCCCACTCTTTAGGATTTTGCTCTTTAAGTAAGTCAAATCTATGAGGGCGCTTTTCCAAGTGCAAACCAAATCCGCACATTGAACAACCTGTTCTTTGAGCCTTGGTTGTGTACAAAGTACCATCTTCTTGCCTCTCGATTTTTCCGTATATTTCGGGAACAGGAACATTTAAATCAAGAGCAAGTTGCAAAATGTCCTGTCTGTTAAAAATCGCAAACGGTGCTGATCTGATTGTAGATTTACCGAAATAATTACAACCATTTATCATTAAGGATTTAGCTCTTCTTCCGCCTTCGGAAGCCATCAAGCCAAGATAAGGCACGCTGTTATGTTCTTTTGCCCAAGTGTTACAAGGCTTTTCTTTTAGATAATAGCAGCATTTTGATGACACTTTGAAATTTGGAATTTGGTAATTTGTACCCTCTTCATTGTTCGCATAACCGCCGAACTTTTCAAGCCATTTTTGCGACATTTTCATACGACTGTTTTTTTGATAACCGCCATAGGCCCCTGTTTCGCCTGTTACAATAGCGTGTCGAACAGTTTTGTTTTTTTCGGTCGGATTTGCAAGTAATTCAATCTTGGCGGCAATTTCTTTTGATAAGACAGGAAATCCAAACTCCTGAATTATATCCTGTTTAGTCCAGCGGTGTTCTTTTCCTGCACTGTCAACATACCGAACTGATGGCTTTAACCTTTCAATTCCGAGCTCTTTATGTATTTTTTGAATACTCGAATCTTCAAGATAAGAAACGCTGATTCCTGGGGCATGGATTCCGATCGACTTTAAAAAGATAAATAATGTAATGCTATCAAGACCGCCGACCGAAACGTGATAGTCTAATTCTCGTCTATCGCATTCTTCAGCAAATTCTCTCGCTCTGATAGTTGCATACTTAACTTTAAATTCATAATCCTGTTTTTGCTTAACAATGAAATCAGAGATTTTTCTCTGTCCGTCAATTCTTTCCATTCGTTCAAAAACATTTTCTTTCATTTCTTCACCCCCATACATTCAAAACCATATGTTTCTGCCTTTGCTGATTCATACATTGAAAGTTTTTCGCAGAGTTTAGTGTTCTCGTTCTTATAACCTCCTAATGCATATCGAGCGTTTGTGTAATTTTCTTCGGTTTGGGATTTATCAAGGCGAGCTTTTTTTAACTCATTTTTGAGATTTTTGTTTTCTTCTCTTAACTCCTTAACATCTTTGAGCAGTTTCCTTTTTGTCGGGTAGTTTCTTAACCACATTGTTAATGCTCCTTTATGTATTGTCTGATTTCTTCCTTATCAAATCGCCAAAGCTTTCCGATTTTGTGGGCAGGAAGAACGCCCCTTTGTGCAAGCCGTGTTGTGTAATCAACATTAAGTGCAAGCAATCGTGCCACATACGGCACATCAATAATCACAGGCACTTCATCCCAATTGATGATAGGTCTTTCTCTCGGCATATGTACACCTCCTATTTTTCGTTGGTAATTTTGTCTGAAACGATTTCGACTGTGTCAATAAGTTTAAGTTTTGCCATTTTCTCACCTGCTTTTCGATATTTTATTGCTTTACACGACCTTAAATGTTATGATTAACTATGAAAGGAGGCATAAATATGAATGATATTTTATCGTGGTTGACTTTAATAATATCCGCAGTTTCAACCTTATGCACTTTGGTTCTGTCTTGGATATTATTTAAAAAGGAACAGAACAAAACCTATCTGAAAGAACGATATGAATTAGTGATTTTCCCCATATTCAACCTGCTTGAAGAACATTTGTACAAAAAGGAAATTACTTCTGAAATTAAACAAGCCGTTGAAAAATGCGAAGATATTATTGCCGATAATAAACTTATCGCAGGTGGAAAACTCAGCTATGTATTTTCTCTTCCATTAGATAAAATTAACTTTCAAAGCATTTCAAAATTAGTCGACAAAGAATATGACGATTGTTGTTCTGCTTTAGGAATTCCTTTAAGACCGTTAGATAAAAAGATGTATACATACAAAACACGAAACATAAAAGTTTTGATATTAGGAATTACTAAATATTCAATGCCATTTATTGCAATTTCACTATTATCAGCAATTTTGATTGCATTATTTGAATACTTCTTTCTTAAAGGATAACCTCTGCTTTGATAAGCATTGCTGTAATCAGCAGAAATAAGATAATTGCGTTGAGAATAAACACTACAAACATTAAAAACTTGTTCAATTTTCATTCTCCTTTGCCCACTTAATCAGATCCATAATTTGAGCGTCGTGCTTATCAAGGTAGCTGTCTATTGTTTTATACAAATGGGCGGCTACTATTTTTATTGCTAATACTGCTGAAGCAAAAGCTGTGCAAAGCATTAGCAGTCCTAAAATTATTATTACTTCCGTCTTTCTTCACCTCTTTTCAGCTAAGTCCGTTTAATGGGACTGCGATTGTGGTATTATTGATTGTGTTGCAAATATTTTTTGCGAATGTTATAATCGAGCAAAGGAGCTGATTATATGTGGGTAATAATTAGTGGTATTTTAGGCATTGCAGGCTTTTTAATATCTTTAATAAACCTGATTAACTATTTTGTTTCGCACAAAGTGAATTTGGAAATCACAATGCTTGAATACGCATACAAATTAGGCGTGCAGGGAAAGAAAAGACTTTTCATTCATTATAAACTTAACAATAAATCGCAACTGCCTATTTCTGTTACCGACATTCAATTAGTTCTGAACGGCATAGAGTACACCGAAGATTACAACACCCACGAAGTTAATTCTTATCATCACAAGGCAAAAGGTGTTGATGAGTATGTTCCGACATACAATGAACATCTGCCTATCAATCTTGAGTGCCTACATTCTCATTCGGGTTACCTCGTTTTTGTAATTCCTAAGATAATTCTCCAAATCTCGATAAAGGTCTGACTTTTCAAATTCGCACCAATCGGAATAAGGAAGTACAAAAGAAAGTGTCATTGAATGAGGTGGTAACGCTCCGCTCCACTCTACCTTATCAAAAGTATAAAAATCTTTTTCTAAAGGATAAGGCGGAACATAAGGTGCACTGACAGTTTTGGTGACTGTTGGTGCTTTTTCTATGTTGAATAAATTATTAAAAAATCCCATTTTCTCACCCCCTTAGTTTTGGTTGGATTGCAGTTTCCTTTAAGAAACTACATCAGCAAAAAAAATAGACATAATCTTATCTGAATTAAGTCCGAGAATTTTTGCAAGCTGTGCGATTTCTTCCTGCTTGAAACAAGTGACACCATTTATCCTTGTATAAAGTGTCTTTTTATCAATTCCCATTTTTTCAGCAAGTTTTGGAATTGTAAAATTGTTTCTTGCAATTTCAGCTTTAAGATCACTTGTATTCACTTTCTATCACCTCGTTTCCTTTAGGACACTTAAATTATATACTGCTTTCAGTCCTTTGTCAACCACTTTAGGAAACTTTTTTATATTTTTTCGGTTTAGTAGTTGCTTTTTTGAAACTTTGTGTTAAAATATAGTTACAGACCTCTTATAAGGAGAGACAAAAATGGATATAGGAAAAATGATTAACCAAAGAAGAACTGAATTAAAACTAACTCTTGAACAGGTAGGGCAAGCAGTTGGTGTCGGCAAGAGTACCGTCAAAAAATGGGAAGACGGTTATATATCTAATATGAGAAGAGATAAAATAGCTTTATTAGCCAAAGTCTTAAAAATGAACCCTGTTTCTTTTATTACTGGTGAATTTAAAGAAGAAGAAGAACAAGCAATTCCACTTCCACAAACAAATGTATTTATGCGACCTGTATATGACAGCATTTCGGCAGGGTTCGGAGTGATAGCTCAGGATGTGCCTGTTGACTATATGCCTACATACATCACTTGCCCCTCAGAACAGGATAAATATATATGGATAAATGTTCACGGCGATTCTATGAGCCCTCTGATTGATGACGGCAGTAAAATTCTTATTAAAAAGCAAACCTCCGTTGACAGCGGTCAGATTGCCGCAGTCCTCGTTGACGATGAAGAGGCTGTTGTTAAAAAGGTCCTTTACAACGATAACACCGTTGAGTTGCATTCAGTCAACCCCTACTATCCCCCACGAGTGTTCAAAAATAACGACGTCACCCGTGTTCAAATTCTCGGTCTTGTAAAAGAAGTCAGTAAATCGTTACAGTGAGAAAAGCTGTTTTACTGTAACAGTTAAATTTGTAAAAATATATTGATTTTGTGAATTTGTCGGTGTATAATTATATTCAATTCGTAAAAACAGCCTATTTTTACGAATTGCTTTTCTGATATATGCGTATAATTGTTAAATTACGGCATATAATACTTATTGGAGAGGTGATACATTTGGGGTATAAATCTTTAGATAAGCTGTTTTATTCTGACAAAGAAAATTATGAAAAAATTTACAACGAAAGGTATAAAAGCGAATACGCAGTACACTTAGATTTTCTGATACACGATAACCCTGCTTTTTTTGTGATGATACCCGAATTTATAACGAAAATTCGTGACATTTATAAAACCGATAAGCAAATCAAAGCTTTAAGGGATTCATTACCCGAAAAAGCAATTGACCATTTCGCTATCAGATGTTTGGTTGATGAAATTGTAAAGACAAATGATATTGAAGGTGTTTACAGCTCAAGAAGAGAAATTAACAGTGTCTTGTCAGAACTGGAAACAAAGAGCCATGGGAAGCGTTTTATGGGGCTTGTGCAAAAATATCTTATGTTGCAAAAAAATGAAACTATGTCCTTTGACACCTGCGAAGATATCCGCAACCTGTACAATGATTTAGTATATTTTGAAATCGAAGAAGATAACCCGTCTGATTTGCCTGACGGTAAAATCTTCAGAAAAGATTCAACAAGCGTCCTCAGTGCAACGCAAAAAGAACTTCACAGAGGAGTTAATCCCGAAGAAAAAATTATAGAGTGTATGAATAAAGCGTTGGCAATACTTAATGACAAAAGCATTGAGTGTGTTTTCAGAATATCAATTTTTCATTACCTCTTTGGTTACATTCATCCTTTCTATGACGGCAACGGAAGAACATCCCGTTTCATCAGCAGTTACTTGTTGTCAAAAGAATTTGAATCAATTATCGGTTACAGAATGTCTTATTCTATTAAAGAGAACATAAACGATTACTACAAGGCATTCAAGGTGTGTAATGACCCGAAAAACAAGGGAGATTTAACTCCTTTTATAATTATGTTTACCGATATTATTGATGATTCGTTGCACAAGTTGGTGTACGCTTTGGAGAAAAGATTAGAGCAACTGACACATTACGGAAAGTGCATTATCTTTCTGCCTAAAGGCGCCGACGAAAAATATAGTGATCTGTATTTTTTGCTTATTCAGGCAAGTTTGTTTTCCGAAAGCGGAATAAGCACAAAGGAACTGATGGATGTTATGAAATTAAGCAGAAGTACAGTTACAAACAGGTTAAACACCCTGTCCGATTACGGTTTAATAATCAAAAAAACTTTAGGCAATATCCGTTGCTACAGTCTCGACATAGATAAAATAGATACAATAATGGAAGAGATAAATAAATAAAAAAAACCGCCCTGACCTGTTGGCGCAAGTCGGAGCGGAAACCACCACACAGGGTGCAGTGATACTACTAAAAGCAATAATATTGTATCACACTCCCCTGAATTTTTCAAGTTTTGAATATCAGGGGATTTTTGCACCCTTTTTTAAGCAAAAGGAGTGTATTACATTATGAAAAAACGAAAAGACGGTCGCTATCAGAAGAACATCTATATCGGTCGGGATGAAAACGGTAAACGAAAGTACAAATCCGTATGTGGCACATCACGAAAAGAGGTTGAAACGCTTGCCGCCGAATTAAAACAAAAACTCGGCAAAGGCATAGATATCTCATCTGATGATACATACGGATGTTGGAAAAAACGCTGGCTAACGGTTCAGAGGTCACTGCAAACACCACAGCAATACAAAACGCTTGAACGGTATCTCAAACATTTTACAGAGCTTGAACCTTACAAAATCAACAAGCTGACAATTGCCGACTTTCAGGAAATCGTGTTCGACTTAGCCGCTAAGAACCCAACAACAGGCAAACCCACAGCGAAAAAATCGCTGAAGGAGTTCATCGCAACCGCAAGCCGAGTGTTTGAGTATGCTATTGAAAACCGAGCTATCGACTTCAACCCACTGAAATATGTCAAAATATCAAAGAATGCGGCAAAGAAAAAAGAACGCAGAGCCTTGTCACCTGAAGAGCAAAAGCTAATAATCAACACTCCGCACAGAGGAAGATTGCCGGCAATGATTATGTTGCTTGCAGGACTGCGAAGAGGTGAATGCCTCGGCTTGCAATGGGCGGATATTGACTTGAAACGCAACAAAATAAATGTTCATCAGACTTTGGTTCTTGACGGAAACAATTCTTACATAAAAGCAGGAGCGAAAACAGAAGCAGGTGTCCGCAAGGTTGATATTCCGACCGTTCTGTCAGACTATTTGAAAAGCCTTGCACCCCACTCCCCATTTGATTATGTAGTCACAACCACCAAAGGCAAACTTATGACAAATTCAGCGTGGCGGAGATTGTGGGAGAGTTACATCAATTGCCTAAACCTCGAAGCATTCAATTCACAGCAAGGCAAAATTGTCGGCATTGCTCCACGCAGTAAATACTGCCCCGACGGTATTCCGCAGGTCATAGAACCGTTTACAGCTCATTGTCTTAGACACACCCACGCAACAAATCTTTTCTATTCGGGCTATGATATTCTCTACATTCAACACCAGTTAGGGCATACCAAACCCGAAACCACCTTGAACATTTACACGCATTTAATGCAAGATGATACTGAAGCACCTGCGAAAAAACTTGATGATTTTCTCAATCGTAAAATAAGCTAAAAAAATAAATGCAAGGCAAATGTTAGGCAACTGAACTTGAAAAGTCCGATAAACACTAAGCTTTTCACACATTTATTAAGTGGTTTGGGACCAAGATGCCGCAGGTTCAAGTCCTGTCACCTCGACCAAAAAAGACGGTTTTTTAACCGTCTTTTTATTTTTTCTAAACTTTCTTAAAATGCCTTAAATTACAAGCAAAAGTATATCGTTGTATCATTGTTATTATACAGAATTAAATTTGCATAAAAAAATCAGGCAATCGTTATGACTGCCCGATTTGTTTTTGAAAAATTTACAATTTTAATCCTATTTATGCACTGTTTTACACGCACTAACCGTAATCAGAGTGCCATGACTTTTTGAGAGATTTCTGCCGGAGATGACACTGTGCCGACGCACTTGTACTCTTCGGTTTCTTCCTTGGTTTTAAAACCCCAGCCGTATAGCACAGCGAGGAAGTCCATACCTATTTCTTCCGCACCCTTTGCCTCGATTGTGCTGTCGCCGACAAGGATACTTTCTTCAACGGAAACTCCTGTCTGCTCACACGCCTGCAAAAGCAGATGACTCTTTGTGAGGTTTGTACCGACATCTGTTGCACATACTGCGTCGAAAACATCCGACGCCTCGTAGGTTTCAAGAATATCCGTTGTGAACATTCTGTGCTTTTGAGTTGCTATTGCAAGCTTAAAACCGCTTTTCTTGAGTTCACGAAGAGCGTCATAA